AAAGCATATCTAAAAGTTGATTCTAGTGATGATGATACTGTATTAAATATTATAAAACAGGTAGTAGATTCTTGGGCTAAAGAATATACAAATAGAACTTTATGTACTACTGTTTATGAACTTTTTATAGATACTGTTTATGATGTTGATGTAAGAGTACAAGAGGGTTCTTATTTAGGGATAGATCAAGACTTTTCAAGAAGAAATATTATATTACCTAAATCACCAGTATCAGCAATTAATCATGTTAAATATTATGCAGATGATGATAGCGCTACAACTTGGGCTACTTCTAATTATCGACTAGATAATGCAAGTCAACCTAGTAAATTTACTTTACAGACTGGAGTATCTTATCCAACTGGACTAAGACCAGTGAATGGTATTGAGATTAAATATACTGCTGGTTATGGTGATAATACTGCTGTTCCTATGCAAATAAAACAAGCGTGTTTAATATATGGAAGTTATTTATTTGAAAGAAGAGGAGATGATGAGAAAGCAATTAAAGCTCCTTACTCAGCAACAGCATTACTACAACCTTTTGTAGTAAGACAGCTATCTACTAATCCATATAGAGGCACTTCACATTATGGTGGCATGAGATAATGTATTTAGGCGAGTTTAGAAATAGAGTCGCTTTGCAAACTCTTGGTGGGTCTACAGATGCAGGTGGTGGTCAATCATCAACCTATTCAACACAAGCAACAGTATGGTCTAAAGTAGAGCCATTATCAGGCTCAGAGGGTCTATTTGGAGATCAGTTAAGAGCAACACAAGGATTTAAGTTTACAATCAGGTACTATTCAGCACTAACGCCTAAATATAGGTTATATTATAGGTCTAAGGCATTTAATATCACCAGCATACAAATTGTTGATGAGGGTAAAGAAAGATATCAAGAGATAATAGCAACTGAGGGAGTAGCTACATAATGGCTAAACAAGGTATAAAGGTTTCTATGTTTTCTAACATAGAGAAAAATGTAAACAAAGCTGAAAAACTTTATCAGTTAAATGCCTCAAGGCATGTAAACAGAGTAGCAACTAATTTTAGAAACGATATTATGAGAAGTATGCAACAAACACCTAAAGATGGTAGAGAATACCCAAGAGGCAAGAAAACTCATGTTGCATCTTCAGAGGGTAATCCACCAGCTATTGATACTGGTAGATTAATTAACTCTATTACCACTAGACTTGCAACAGCAAGTAATAAACCTAGCGCAACAGTTATCTCTAATATGGACTATTCAGCAAGACTAGAACTTGTTTTAGATCGACCATTTATGGGAGATGAATCTATTGCGTACAATAAAGCAAGAATATTTGCTAATAAAATTGCTAAACAAGTTTCTATAGATAAACAATTTAAACCAATTAAGGTCGCACCAGCAAAGGTTAGATAATGGGATATCATTCATTCGATCTACAATCAGCTATATATTCTCTGTTATCAGGAGATAGCACCTTAGATGGTCTAATAGGTAATAATAAAATATTTGACAGCATAGCGCCTCAAGACACAGCATATCCATATGTAATTATTGGTCTTGAAACAATGAGAGATGTTGGCACAAAAACCCTTGATGGTAATGTTTACAATGTTGATATTGATGTATGGTCACAATATCGTGGACAGAAAGAAATCAAGGAAATAATGGAAAGAATTTACAATCTATTGAATAATGCTACAATAAGCGTAAGTGGTGCAAGTAGTGTTATGAGCTATGTTGTAAACGCAGTCACATTAACAGAAGTTGATGGGATAACAAGACATGGTATAGTGAATGTAGATTTCACTATATTTGATAGTTAATTTAAGAGGTAATATAAATGGCAGTACAAAAAGGTAGTGCATTATTAGTTAAAATTGGAGACGCTGGTTCACCTGAAGCATTTACAACTGTAGCAGGTCTAAGAGATACAAGCATATCTATAAATTCTGAAACTATTGATGTAACAAATAAAGACTCAGCAAGAGTAAGAGAATTATTGGCAGACGCAGGAATTAAATCATTTTCTATTTCAGGAAGTGGAGTATTTACAGATGGAGCATCTGAACAATCTGTTTTAACAGCATTTTCAGCATCAACATTTAGTAATTTTCAATTCTTAGTACCTGATTTCAATACATTTACTGGTGCGTTCCAAGTAACAGCTATTGAATACAGTGGTACTTATAATGATGCAGTTCAATATTCTATGAGCTTTGAATCTGCTGGTGCAGTAACAATAGCGACAGTTTAATATGTGGATTGAAAAGAAAGTATCTATTAATGAAAAGGAACATACTTGCCTTGTTAATGGCAATGAAATTGAAGTACCTTTTTTTAAAGGATATGAAAACACTCTTGAAGTAACTATTGATGGAAAAACATCACCTGTATTATCTTTGAATAATGTGGGTGATAGAGATGAAACGATTAAAATTGAGGTAAAGGTAAATGAGTCCAAATCAAATAAGAGCAGAGAAACTACTAAACTTTCCAAATAATGTAGACTACAAAGCTAAAATGACACTTGATGTTGTTATGAGCATTGAGTCTGCATTAGGTAAATCTATCATGAAAGTTGCTACAAAATTATCTGAGGCAGATGTGCCTATGAGTGATGTTTTAATTATCTTAACTCTAGCCATTAGAGGTGGTGGTAATGATATAAAAGATAATGATGTCAAGGCACTTATTAATCAAATGGGTTTAGTTCAGTCCATAAAAATGTGTGGTGATTTATTAGCATTAGCCTTAAGTAGTGGTGATGAGATAGATGAAAAAAAAAGCGAATTATAGATAACGATAATTATGAGTTGCCACTAGAAAGGTGGATTCAAGTCTGTATAGGAATGATGGGTATCCAACCATCTGAATTTTACAATATGTCAATAGCAGAAATTACACTAGCCATTGATGGTTTCAAAGAATATAATACTGGTAAGCAATCATCTACAATGAATAAAGATGAATTAGCAGAATTAATGCAAAGGTATCCTGATAATTAATTATGGCAACAGAATTAGATAAACTAGTAGTAAGAATTGAGGCAGATTTACAAGACTTAAAAAAAGGTCTAAAACAGGCAGGTGATGTTACTAAAAGAAACAGCACTAAAATGCGTAAAAACCTACAAACTTTAAATAATTCATTTGATAATTTAGGTAAAGCAGTTCTTAAATATGGAGCTATTATAGGCACTGCATTTGCTGGATTTCAAATTAAAAAAATTATTGATACAGGCTCAGAAATTGAGAATTTAACAGTAAGATTAAATGCTTTATTTGGTTCAGCAGATGAGGGAGCAAAAGCATTTAGAGTTATGCTTGATTTTGCAGGGCGAGTACCTTTTGAATTAAAAGAAATTCAACAAGCATCAGGAAATTTAGCAGTAGTAACAGATAATGCTAATGAACTTGCTGAAATTCTTGAAATAACTGGAAATGTTGCCTCAATTACAGGATTATCATTCAGTCAAACAGCAGAACAGATACAAAGATCGTTTAGTGGGGGTATCGCCTCAGCAGACGTTTTCCGTGAGAAAGGCGTAAGAAATATGCTTAATTTCTCAGCAGGAGTTCAAGTATCACTTGCAGAAACAAAACAAGCATTTAGGGATACTTTTGGTAAAGGTGGTGTATATGGCAATGCAACCAATGAATTTGCTAAAACTTTATCAGGTACTTTATCAATGCTCCAAGATAAATTATTAATATTTAGAATAGCTATTGCTCAAGAATTTTTCCCTGAAGTTAAACGTACTTTACAAGACCTTAATCATGAATTACAAGATAATCAAGATGCTATAGAAAAATATGGAAATGAAATTGGTAGAGATTTAGCAGAAACAACTAAAGACTTTATTGAAAATATAGATAAAATTTTAAAAGGTTTAAAAGCATTTTCACTTTTTTTAGCTGGAACTGCTACTATTGCGATTGGAAACTATCTTCATAAGTTAGGTATGTTAAAGGGTGGATTTTTAGGTTTAGGCATAGCTACTCTAACATTTTCTGA